AGTCTCTATTTATTTTATGTACAAATGAACACCCACTATATTCAGTGGTGAAAGCAGTAGAAGGTATTGTACCATCCCCAGCATCTTGTATCGCACTTAAATTAAATGGAAAGTTTGGGTCAGCTCCATCAATAGTAGTTGGTAGTGGAGTTGTACCACCTGTCCAGTTTGTGACACCAGTTAGAGAGCCAACGCATGTTCCGCTTGTTATTATGGTCTCTGAAGTTGAGGTACATGGTTCTAATATGCAAGGGTTGTCATTAATATAGCACCATATATCTGTTTCAATACCGTTAGCTATCGATACGTTTAAATCGGTTTCCTTCGTATTAATAACCAATCTGTGATGATTTGTGTCATAATCCGTTAATCTTAGTGGTAGGTTATAGTACCTATCTTCAGGTGTTATATTCGCCACCCAAGATTTTTTATTATCGATGACTTTTGTTATATTAAACTTAGGGTTAGTTGATACTAATATATCATCATTAACCTTCCTTTCACATATCTGATTTATCTCTATCCTATCAATTAAAATTGAAAAATTGGCGCAATGGTCTAATACTTGTACACTTAAATTTATTAACTGATTCGTGATGCCGCTGATTGCCACAGGGTCATTTATAACCGTCTCGAATCTTAGCCACCCTGAATCGAAATAGTTTTCACCTATTAAATTTATCAATTGGGTGTACTTCTGACCTATTGTATCACCTGTGAATAACTCTAATGCGTCACCTTGTGCTATAAGTTGTTCTACCATTACTTTGGCTAACGCGTCACACGCTGTACTAGTACAATCCACACCTTTGTAACCACCTAAGTAAAACCCAGTAAACCCTGTGTTATTAATAAAATGTTGTAATAGATTATCTTGACCAACATTAAATATCTGTTGTGAATATATGGTGTCAACCAAAGATTCTGACTGAGGATTCTGGATGTCAATCGACATGCCGATATTCAATCTTTCAAATACATCTGTTTCTGTCAAACACAAATCTGGGTTATTTGCCAATATAAAATCAATCTGCGATTGTGTTACACTTATTTGATTTTGAGTATCTTCTATTATTTGGTTGTTATTTTGGATGGTTGATAAGTAAGTTAAATTATTAACAATGAGTTCACCACCGTTATTACAAAACGTATAATACAAACCTTGCACTTCTGGTTGATTGGATTCGGTAAGAAAGTTTAGCCCGATGTCATCCTCTACCAAATCATCTGGAGTTATAAATCCGTTCAAATAATCTTGCCACGCATTTATACTATTCGGGTACTGATTCTCTATTAGTTCTCTAAGTAGGGGTACTCCAGCTTCAGTTATACATATGTAAGTTGGGTCATATGGTATAACATAGCTGAACTCAATGTCTAAGCCGTCTATATCGGACTGAGCATTATTTAATATAGTGGTCTGATTTGCAAGTTGTTCGTATAATGAGTCTAACTGAGCGTTACCATAGTTACCTAAGCTATCTGTGGTAGCTGATACGGCTAATACATCTTCACAATTAAAATGGAACATGTAGTCGAACTTAACCTCAAGGACACAATTTTCACCAGAATCTACTGTGAATTTGGCGCCAGCTCCATCGCCATTTTCAAGCTGTGGGTTCAATGTAACATTAAACGTGGGTAGATTATTACAGTCAACACTTTTCAACCATTTACATTTACCGTAATCGTCATCCCAACTATAAGTAAAACCTGTAATTGATGGGAATTCAACATCGTTCAATAAGTTACAACAGTATTCGGTTAAAGTGAGTTCTATACCGTTAGGGTAATTTGGGTCTACGTCCACTATATATACTTCGATGTCACCAGATTCCAATCTGTCGAGTAACAGGTTTGCTTCTGATAATTCGCCTTCGATAGCGGTTTCTATCGTTTTTATACAATTTTGGACTGACATTAAGATTATTTATTGTAAATATGAACTAATTTATTTATCATCCACCTAGATTAGTGTTTTCAGATGGTAGTTCATATGAACTACCACACTCTAGCAAACCTAAGAATCGATTTAAGTATGTTTGACTCCTAGCGAAATTATCTACAGCCCAAGTTGATGTTGTCACTTTGCAACCAAAACCTAATTGACCTGTGAATGGGTCAAACACACCGCTCTCAGCTAGAGAATACTCACAGTTGTTACCTGTTGGGCTAACAACCCTAAAGGCGCCAGACGGGTCTACAAATTTCAAATATCTAACCCCACCTAGTTCTATGGTAGCCTGTTCAAACGTGGGACTTGGGAACGTTCCCGCTAATCTCCAGTTACATGTTGCAAAATTATTACAATTTTCGTTCGGGTCTTCTAGATTACTTATATCTGGCGTACAACATATTTTACCTCTGTTAGAGAGCCAGTATATATTTCCACCATATGTTGATATTACAGTTCTGGCGTTACGTATTACTTCAGGTAGCAATAAATACTCATTAATCGGTAAAGAACTGACTTCGTAATAATCTAACGGTACACCATTTCCGTAATCCTGAGTCTTACAACACACTGGATGCACATACGGTGTATCATAAGTCGTAACGGTAGCTCCTTCTACATCTGTCAATACAAATTCATACACATAATAATCATCGTCTGATATGGTAATATTAGACCCTGTTTGCACTGGTGTATCACAGACAATTGTGGCCGCAGAATATATCACATCTATTTTAAGACTACTGTCGTTCGTTGCTATATCACAGCCACATGCGGTGAATTCATCTATCGGTTTTGGGTCTGGAATCAAATTTGTTTCCAGTACGATACAGTCTGATATGTCAAAACCTTCACTACTTAAATCAACGAATGTAGCCCCAGTATAGTTATTCAACGTACCTTGGTTATAGTTTGTAAACAAAGTTTTCGTTCCCGTCAACATTGTTTCATTTGTTACGGTAACGGGTGTGAAATTAGGTATAAGCCCTCTGAATTGGTCGATATAAGACTTCCCACCATCATAAGGTCCGATATGAGGATTATTACCATATAATTTATATATACTAGCATTAGGGCCACCAGTTTCTTGGTACCAACCACCGTTCTTTTGAAAATACATTTCAGGTGTATCGGCAAGCGTCTTAGGAAAGCCTTCTGAATCTATATTATATAAAGATAAATCACTATCTAAACCGTTTAATACTATGGCATCTTGTACCAAATTAGCGTCCAAAGGTTTTTCAGCGACATATACGTGTTCATTAAATACCATTAAACCTGATGGTGCGCCTATAAATTTTGTCAAGAACTCTAAAACTTTTCTATGACCCTTTGATTTCCATATCCAAGGTGAATTCATTATTATTCTCCGCCACATTTCGTACTCAGACTCAATTGGTGTATACCCTCTAGTAAAACCAGAGTAGGTGCTTCTAGATGTTGACACATAATTCTGTAACAGATTGTTCTCCAATATGCTACTAACCAAATCCCACCCTATTGTTCTAGCGATGTTCTTAAGTACGATGTCTGGTGTATTATTTACCTTATCATATGTGACGGTATTAGCAAATGCGATGCCGTCAATATATCGTTTGATATCATCATAAGCCCTTCCGTATATTCGCAAGGTCTTTTTCATCTTATCATCAGTCGGCTCATCATCACTTAAATAATTTATTGCAACTGAGTCGAAATCACTAATAGAGTCACTGACTAAGAATCTAACAATCAAGTCAGACCTAGTTATATCAGAATTTTCAGCAATATCAATCAGTTGACCAACATATGTATCATAATCTAAAGTGTCGTAATCTAAGTTATACCCGTCCGTAGTTGGCCAAGTTAGTGTCGTAGTCTGAAATAGTTGCGTACCATCTTCACTCTCTACAGGATACCTTAAGGTTACTGTATATTGCGGTATTTTTAACGTATTTAATAAATTACCCTCAAAATCATTAAGACCGTTAAAGAATAAATCTCTTTGAGTTTTATTAGGCTTTATATGATACACTACATATTGGTCAGTAGTATTACCCGTATTACTAAATGGATTACCTTCTACTATAACGGTCAAAGAACCAGAATTAGGTTGCGATAGTGGTACGAAACCAATTAGTGCGTACTCAGTATCATTAAAGCCCACGACATACTCGCTATAATTAACAGTTAGATTACGTAAACCATTACTTTCGTTAAAAGTTCCCAATATGTTACCATTCAATAGATAATTTATACCATATTGGTTGTTTATTGATAAATTAGGTACGTTGAACGTGGCCCTATTCGAAATTGGGTTATACTGATAATTGGTCACAGTATATGATACCAATTCAGAACCATCGGTAAGGGTGACAATTGGGTTCATATATATTGACGCAGGCCAATTTATTATGATATTTTCCAAAGAAACTCTCATAAACTCTGTCGATGAGCCGAAATACGCATGAGTCAGTAGACTGGATGGGTCTAACCTTAAAATAGCGTTAGCGTTCTCATTCAATAGACTAGAGACATTCGATTCGTTGACGCTCAAGTCATTTAAGGTGAAGAACTGACTGTATGGTCCTAAATTATAATTAAAACTACTAGACGGATCGATATTAGTAGTAACAACGAAATTGCCGATTGTGAACAATGGTGAGCCGCCATTGGATGCGAATTGATTTCCGACCAAATCTGGTGAAAAATTACGGTATTCTATACCGTTTTCATAAAATATTTTCTGTGCATAGCCCGCAACCTTGATTCTACCATTTGCCATTAGATATTAGTTATATTATCAAACGTTTTACTGAAATCAATGTTATTACGTTCTTCCCGAATTTCAAACAGAGGTTGTCCTGTGAACTGATCTTTAATCTCATACAAGTTGTACTGTTTATAGATATCATTATTGAAATTGTATATGGTGTAGATACCATCTTCAAGACTTTTGCTCTGATTTCCAAATAACCCATAAGCCAATGTCTCAATATCATGCTCAACCATTTCGATTTCAATCATCAAAGGATTGAAATAAGTGTTGGTTATGATGATTTCTTGATTCGGTTGACCTATGAACGGCAATACATTGGGTTTTACGCTCGTTGTTGAGCTTGGTGATACCGTACAAAATACCAAAGTTGAATTGTCGTTAAAATTATACCGTATTGCTTTTTGACTACTGTTGGTTAGATTTTGATTGACTGGCTCAGCTCTATTGTTTGATGTTACAACTTTAAAGAAGTTTCTTATCTTAACATCAGATGTATTTGTATTAGTATTCAGATATTCAATCCTATAACCAATTAAGTTATTATTTTCAAATTTATTCACATGTTGTTGTGGTATGTCGGCCAAATCGACCAATATTCCTTTGATGTCTGGAAATGCTGATAGTACGCCGCAGTCAACAATTCTAGTCCTGATTTCAACAGGTTTAATCATTATTGTGTATATCCCTCTCTGATTGAATTGGGCAACAGGTAGCCTTAGTGTATACATTCCACCAAACACCTCAAATCCAGTAGTTACATTAGATTGTGTCTTATTGGGGTTATCCAATTGCAACAATACTAGTGCTGGATCTAATTGGCTGACCGTAATGTTTCCAATACTATCCCTGCTCGGAGTATAGTGTACCCAGACTTCGCAGTCTTCTGGCCTAACATCTGATGGCCTGTTGATTCCGTAAACACCCGTCGCCATTTTTTTTTCTTTTAAATACTAAAATTATAATAACCGTTTCCGTATTCAAGTAAAGCGTCTAAACTCCTTATCTCAGATAGTCTGAGATGATTTTCGAATACTGTTACTTGACCTCTATCTATAAATACATCGCTTTGAATTTCTGGTTCGCTTACGATGCCTAATAAGTATTCTCTTCTGATATAAGCGTACAGTTCGGTATTGGTGGCATTCCACCCTTCACCTACATATCGCATTTCAGTTTTTGGCAAATAACTTACATTCCCATCTAAGTCGATAACTTCATAAGATTCATCATCATATGTCCTGTATCTAATACCAGTAGTCTGACCATCAGTACCTATCAATAGGTCAAACGGTATTTGACTTTCGGCATCGATGGCGTATGTGATTGGGTTAGTGTTCTGAGTTACCCTAGTTACACCTGATATTGGTAGACCAAAATAATTTATATAGTTTTCACGCTCAACATCGAACCCAACTATATATGGATTGAGTTGACTGTATGTTCTAACCTCATCTAATTTGTCGTTGGTGAACCCTGTCACTAATCCAGCTGATTGCCACCATTGACTTATGGTAGCACCAGAGAATCTAGTATATGGGTAGGCTGAAATGTTTACGGGTGACGCTACCAACATAGTCGGAGTTATTCCGAACATAAAAGGAAACGTAATACCGCTGGCCGTAAGGTCAGATATTAAATTATTTATATTATAGGGTATTACTGCCATAGTTTATAGTAAATATCACCCATTGGTTCCTATGATACCATCTATACCACCCGTACACCCTTCAGATGGCGAATTGCTATACCTTATCCACACCAATGGTGACGTTATAGGTTGACAGCCTTGAGGAGTACCTATTGGACAACATATTGAACTTAAATACCCTAAATTATTAAAACCGTAACCAACTGCGGCATACGTTAAGTTGGGTTGTATAGATACTATATTACTAACACCAGTATTCCACGTCCAAGTATCGAAATAGGAACTATTTTCCAATGTAAATAACACTGGATATTGGTTACTACAAAATACATAAGGGTCTTCCATTGTACCTTGTCCTGATATATGGTTTTTATTTAATTCAAATTTCGGTTCTGATATATTTATATATTCTATGATGATACTCGCTGTACCTTCACAACCATCTGAACCTATGACACTTACTTCGTATGTTCCAGCGTCTTCTACTGTTATAGTAGGTTCTACACTACCAGTATTCCATGAATAACTATCGTATGGTGCTGATGTTGATAGTGTGATTTCTTGACCTGTACATAATATTATAGTATTAGTGTTATATGGTGCCGTAAGACTATTTAAATTCAATTCTTGATCTCCTACTATATAACCATTTGGTGATACTTCTTGATACCCGCCTTGTGATGATAGTATTCTGTAGTATTGATCTAGTGAAAAATTTCCCATTAGCTCTGGCCCAGCTGATTCTATTGCATAAACAATACCCCTTAATGTGATTTGGCAACCGTTTGAATCTGTAACGGTTACGTCATAGATACCTGGCCCAAGATTACTTATAGTAGGTTGAATACCTCCATTCGACCATAGATATGTGTAAGATTCAGCGGTTGTGCCTTGTATATTTACGGTTAACGAACCAGTATTAGGGGGTGCGCCTATGCCGTTATAACAGGTTACATTTGTTGCAGTGATGCCACCAGTAAAATTACCGCAAGGGTCACCAAACCTTTTAAAAGGTAAATCCAAAACAATACCCATATCATCAATTGTCTGTATAAGATTAACTTTCATGTATATCGATGTAGCGGTGAATATATCGTAACTGAGACCTTCTTGTTTGGTCTTCAAGTCATCCAATAATATAGTTCTTCTTAGTATATCCATTATATTACAGCTACTTCGTATAAATTCACCACGTAAGTGTTAGGGGTATTTGGTAATGTTGCTACGTTAGTACTATAATTAGTATCAATCGCATAATAATAACCTAAAATAGTTTTATGTAACACATATTTAGTAAATATCTTGTCAACAAAGATATCTATTGGCCAAGCTATGTTAGTCGGGTCGTAGTCTGTCATAAATCTGGTTCTAATACCAGTCTTCGCATTATTAAATACGGCTCTCATATATATTTCTTTAGGTGCGTTTATTGCAACCTCATCCTTGTAGTCATATAGATTATAACCATTTGAATCACCGTTACTATTTAGTGATGTATCAGATAACGTAAAACTAACCAATTTTCTATTCGCACTATAACTTTGCACGTATGGTGTACTAGTACTAGGCGGGGCCACATCGTTAGCGGTCACTTTAGGCCGTAGATTTAAAAAAAATAAAAGCCTTTGGTTAGTGAGTATGTCAGAGTCGTAAAATTCTAACCTTAATATTGACTTGACGAGCCCGTTTTTTCTGAATTTAATATCATCATTAGTGAAACCAATATTTCCATATACAGTCGCATTATTCTGAGATGGATTTTGGTAATAACCCGTTGGCGGTTGGGTCGACCCTGATAAAAAATTAAGCGTATACACCACAATAGGTATTGGTATCGCAAAATTAGCTGATATATTTCTAGCGGGTTCAAATCTGACTTTTTCATAATCCAATATTGGGTTTATAGCAGCTTCAACCTCGTTTTTAACGAAATCGCGTTCTATTATCTCAGCTTGATCCACCAGCTGAAATGTCATATCAATCGGAATATTTATCGTCTTTCCAGTCGAGTTGTCCTCTGGCAATCTTATCTTATATCTATCAACAAGCATTTTCAGATTCGTTAACATTAAAATCATCAGAGACGCCTAAACCAATAATGTCGTAAGGTGCAACCTGAAAGTCAGTTTTACCGAAATACAATAAATCATAGCGACCATAAGGGTCTTGTCGTCTAACTGGGAAGCAGTAGTTCTGGTATACGTAATGGGCACCATTTAAAAACGGATAATTCAAAGTTGTTTCTTGTCCGTTGTTAACACCGATATCCAAAATATCACGCCATAACCATCTTCCGTCAGTTGAGCCTAAATTGATAGCATAATCAGGTATTCCGACCGTATTTGCATCGCCAGACTCGACATAGTTGGAAAATTGACGTATTTGCATCTTGTGATGTGGATAGTACATGTAACCTTCGTGTCTCGGACCACTAATGGTGTACCCTGTTGTTGTCACACCTTGTCCAATTCGGTTAGTTGTATTAAATCTGTGTGCCACAATCCCTAATACGTGTTCAATTTGTTCAAAATCATTAAATTCAACGACATCACCGTAGAAATAGCTATCATTTATTGTTATACCAGATGTAAGTGGTGTTGGTGATGATAGGTACTGTATCGTGGTTTGTGTTCCGATTGGCGCCTGTGACCCGTCCCGCATTCGTCTAATATCTGGTATATCAACCCCATTTAAAATACCTGAAACAAACCCACAATCCACACCAGCTTGTATTGGGGTAAAAAAAGGTGTGGGTGTGGTAGTATAGGGGCTGTAGTCACGATTCTTTATAATCGTCAAATATATTTCACTCAATGGTCTACCTAAATTATCCACCACTTTTCCAACGTCAATATCTTCGTTGAACACAAATTGAAAAATTTCATCATTGAAAACTGTCTGTGAGAATGCGGCTGGATATACTTCATAGTCATCGTTCTCTATTATACCGTTATTTATACCGTCATTTACGGTAGTTATCTTCTTGAATAACCTAAAGTAATATTTTGACTTAAAACCATTCTGGACACCACCTAAGACCCTCTGCATACTAGAATTGGGTGTGGGAGATATTGTATTATTATAATCCACGCCGATGGAAAATACATATTCTTTATTATCACCGTTATCCGAACCTGTTCTAACCACCCTATAGTAATCATTGGCAAGATTAGTTACACCTGACAAATATACTAGCGAACGTTGTGTTAGGTTATGTCTGACTGGTGTGGAAAAACCTATTCGATCTCTTCCACCAATGCTTGTAGGAAAAACGTCTATTATCCTTAAACCATCTTTAATCATGTCATGTGTGGTGTCAGCAGAAAAAGGATAAGTTATTGTCATATCCCAATTCCTACGGGCTTTATCCTTAAGACTAAATCTCGATTTTTTTGGTTCCATATAAGTATACTGACATTGCGTGTATAATAGATAGTTCGGTTCATAATAACCAAACCATCCGTCTTTTTCCTTTAAATGTTTTTTATACGATTGCGCGAATGTGAGTGTCGGTGGATTGGTGTTATTAAAATAGGAATAATTTATCTTTTCTATCGGGTCTTGTCTAAAGTCAAGATCATCAAATGTTTTCCAACTATCAGTTCCAGTAAGATTAAATAATACGTTACTTACTATGGGTTTAATCGTACCCAATATTCTATATTTTGTAGTACTCTGTCTTTCATCGTTAAATACTTCAGTTGAACTTACGACTGTGTTTATATCGTTAGTAGGCAAAAGCCTAGAACTACCTTCAAGATTCAGTTTAATGAACGTGTCGGTATCCACAGAAGTTTGAGAATCTGTGCTACGTAATCTATATTTTAACCTATCATCATTCATATATTAATAAATAGAACTCTTGTGTTTTTTTAGCAGCCAAAAAATCCGCCTATAGGGATTTCAAACCTTTCATTGAGGTCTGTCGGAAATCTACAACCGTTATCAGTTTCATATGTAATATAATAACTGCCACCACCATTGCAATCTAAACCAGTAAAAGCTACAGGAGCTGTATTACTAATTATCGTCTGTATTGGTCCTACTGGATTATTGCTATCATATAGATTATATGTGTAATCTTCGTTTACTAGGGATAAGTTAGGTTGGTTTATTGTGATTGTTCCTGCGCTCATAGAAAAACTACCAGATAGTGAAATGTTACTACCAATAACGAGTTCGAGTTGTGCCGCGGTATATGGTGCGTTTGGTATTGTGAAAGTGACTGATGGGGTAACAGCTTGTCCATTGGCATCCACAACACCCAAACTATAATTACCAGAACATAATGTACTTATAACCAAGGTACTATTGGTGTGACCAATAATGGTTACAGTATTTGAGTTGGGTGTGGTATTAGAGGACTGACTATTTGGTATATTACCACCATCGATACGTGTTAAAGTTATATTGTACGGCGAATCACCACTTAAACCTATCTGAACGTATCCAGTACACGAACCTTCACATAGTATACCGACAGCGTTAATAACACTTGCTTGAGGAGCAGTAGGTTCTAATATTACGGCCAAACTGCTACAAGTTGATGGTGGATTATTAGAATCTTGTATTTCAACTACATATGGGCCAATTGCTAAATTAGATACCGTTAACATACCACCTACTATAAATGCGTTATATACTTGGGTTCCAAGAATAAGCGGGTTTAGTAACACCAAAGGTGCGATTGTAACAGTATACGGTTCAATACCGTCTGATACCTCAATATTTATAATGCCATCTTCTAAGGGTTGGTTGTTTGATTCAAAACCACTGATTGGAATACCTTCTACGAAACAGTTAAGTGGTACTGGGCCACCAACGATTACCGTAGTGGTACTAGTTAGACCATTACTATCTGTAACAGTTATCGGGTAACTACCCTCCTCAAGTCCAGTAAAAGTTATATTACTACCGATAATAGGGACTTCATTAACCGTACCGTCTGGGTAAGTAATTGTGGCTGTATATGGCCCAGTACCACCTATTATAGTTACGTTTATAATCCCATTTGGTGTGGTACCTGATACAGCTGTAGAATCAGATATTATAGTGAAGGGTGATTTAGTTTGCACAGCGCAAGGTGAAAAGTACTTTTCTAAAGTTTTGCTAACAGCTGTCTTACTTTTGTTAAGACCAAAATAGAAATAAAATGAATTAAGTGTTTTAGTTTTGTTACGGCATAGTATTCCTGTCTCCGCACTACTTTTCCAATCGTATTTAAATGTTAAATAATCTCGTTTACCTAATATTGCCCCACAACCACTATTAGCGACGTATGTTCCATATCCCGTATCGACTGTCATGGGGTTTTGTGTAGATAACGTGTAATTATTCATCCAAGCAAATAGATTTCGTACTACGCGTATATCAAAATCAATGTCATCTAAAGTATTATCAGCTGGTGGTGAGGATGAGTCCAACTGTTGGTCCAATCCCATACCCAACTCGCACTGCCTTCTTATGTTATTACACTGTAATGGACCAGATGAGGTATAAAAACAATTTACGTTGAAAAATAAGGAATCGGCCAAACTATTGCTTTCAGAATCCATACCTGACATTGATAAAAACTCAGCACCAAATTCATTTATATCTCGTGATGGTATATATGGTGGTAGTTTATAACTAGTATCGTCTAATAATCCTATTATAGAAGGTAATCCTTGCCAATGACATGCAACTGATGACCCTAATGTTATTATATCTGTAGCCAGTATATAATCATCTGAAATTCTAGCATATGGGGTGTAATAATATTCATCGTCCTTTTTGACTATTACTCCATACCCCCCATATTGGTTAACGTCAGTCGTTGAATCAAATGAGGCAAACAAACCCTCTACACTTTCAGCAAAGTTAGGAAACGGTGATTCCGTTGGGTGGGTACAGTTGTTCGATATGTTACAGCCCAAGTCCAAACTAGGGTCATTACTAGGGTCAGTGAATACACCTTCACCGCATATTTGATTAACCACCGTATTTGGTACGCACCCATTATCTGGATTGATACCGTCAGTACTTACACCGTTTGCTGTATACTCATTGAAGCCGCCGCATGACCATTCGCAGAAATAATCCTTTGATGAGAAAGCCTCAGAATTTATGTTTAAGAAAGGTGGAGAATATAGGGTACCGTTGACCCAATCGTTAAAGAAGTCGAATTCTAATAAGTCTAAAGACTGTAGTAAACTGAGGGCAACACAAGCTGTGTAGCCAGCATCACCTGGCGGTAATGTATCCCCAAAATTATTGTATGGTAGACTACCAACGCATATCACCACGTCTTCAGATTCAGCCGCATTGCAACCATCACTACCAGATTCACAACCTGGCGCATAAAATATACTGTTATCTCCTGACGTACATTCTAAGGTTATACATGGGACATATGGTATTACGTCCTGCGCAGTACCAAAACTTACGACTAGTATTATACCGTTAATAACACTTATTATAAAGTTAATAATACCTATTATAATTAAGTTTATACTAGCAACTATTATAGCTAATATTTGTACTAAACCACATATAAACTTAAATAACGAGTCTGAAACTATATTCAACGAATTGTATGGGAAAGGATTGGTGGTTCCGTTAGCACTATCAACATCCTTAATACCTATGAACGACCTATTACTTGGGTCATCCGAATAAGTTTTTTCGTATCTACGTATATAGTTCTTTACACTATAAACGGTATTCCAAGTCAAATCAGCTAAGCTAGCTTTATTGGTATTGGGCCCAAATTCAAAATCGATTATGGGTTCACCATATGGGAACTCATTGCTAATCGTCGACAGTTGATGCTTTCTTGGGTTATGCGGTACGAGATACTTAGCACGTTTGGTAACTCCAATGGCATTATTGTCCATACCGATTCTGAACCGTACTCTAGCTCTCGTAGGTATTCCTCTATCGGTGTCGTCAGTTGACACTAAGTCACCAAATTCATCAGTGACCCGATAATCTAAATTCATCGGAATCTGATAGGACCACGTACCGTCACTGTCAATAAGTTTGCCTCCAGAAATGTCAAATCTTTCAATCGTACCATCTAAGGTCTCTCTTATCATATCGATAGTTCCAGCACCTGTTGTTAGTGAAGATAGTTTACCTAGTTTACTACTTGGTTTACATCTTAAGTTAATAAATTCACTACTATCACCAAAAATTGACCCCATGAATATCGCATGTGGCGTAACTACGGTATTCAAATTAATATCTTGTCTGGTTATAACCACATTACATGTGTCCTTTTCACCCCAATATGGTTGTATAGTAACACTTGATGGTATTCTGTTTACCACATGTGCATTGGTCTCTATATTATCTGAAGCCCGTTTGAACTTGGTAGTCGAATCAAAAGACTCAGCTGAAGAACCTTTTCGAATAAAATCATACGGTTTCTGACTAACAATCCCTACGTCTGATAAGTCCGCCTCAACGTATACCGTATATGAGCCCACTGGTACGCCGAATATCATATAGTCGCCAGAGTCATTTGTTGTTGTACTAAATTTGTAATACTTACAATATATTTCCAACATCCTATCATCGTCCAAAAACGCCCGTTTTTTTGGGAAATCGCCTATGGGTGTGAAACAATCATCATTAGTTTCGTTACTATTCGGTAATAGGTTATATCGCAACCCGTTAGGTCCTTTGTCGGTAATTTTCTCATACGGATACAGTGAGAATATTTCATCGTTTTCAGCATCTAAATCGGATACTGGTATAAAAATACTTACCTTAGCATTTGGAACCCCAAAACCGTTATTAACTATGACCCGACCGACCACAGCCCCATAATCAGCACAGAATGTGGTATATAGGTCTTTCTGAGATATTTTAAGTGATAGAACTTCGACAAAATCAAAGTCTTGTTCCATATTGATTTTTATGAAATTATCCCCACCGTTCGGTGTCGTCCGTATTCTTATTGTTTTAGACATTACTTTACTTCATAAACCTCAAATTCGTCCAAATTCACATCTGGTTTAGCTTTAATCAATTTATGGGTCTTTATGATTTCCCCCAAAGACTGTAACATGAACATTAAATCAATACGTTCGTCACGAACAACTGCAACATAGAGCATGTATAACATAGGTATAAGAAATAATGGTGATATCAAACACATGATACCAAATAAAACCCATTTAAGTGCCTTATATTTATTACTATTAGTTTTTCCACTGTTCTCAGAATGTGGGTTTGTCCTTTTATTCGTTTTGCAGCAACTCATGTCTTAATTTTTTATGAAATATAAACGTTAAAATAAAAATGTGAATCAATATTAATTGTTCCTAACTCTACACCTCACGTCTATAGATGGAAATTTGATTTCAAAAAGACTCACAGGATCTCCTATGAGCGCATAATTCTGAGATACATTTATCTCTCTAGTCTCAGCATCGATAAGGGGTTGAGATATCTCATTTAAAGAGTAATTACCTCCGACTTTATTGAATAATTTTAAATCTATTACGTTCAAAACTCCACCAACATTGTTTATATTCTCAATCAATTGGCTTATATATATAGTTTCACCCATTTCAAAGTTTTTAATATCCATATAGCTTTGGATATTCTGAATTACCTGTGATATAATTTGTGATTGTGGGTATTGTTTATCTATGAATATACCGCAGTCAACCGCAATATTTATTACCTTACCATCACGCACTTCAACATAATCGTTTATCATCCTATAGTTTGAAAGATAAGTGGCGATATTCTCTTTTAGTGTTGACGTGGACTGATTTAATAGTTTCCCAGAAGCATCCAAGGATAAGATATATGCGCTAATTTTATTTTGGTTCTCAAGGACACCCACTCTGAATGGTACACCAAACTCGCCTGGCATAAGTCCAATTCTAACTTGATAATCTTTTATCGTAACAGCCCTATTCTGAGAAGAGAAATTATATCTCACCATGTTTTTAATTTCTTCAACAGATGGTTCATCACGCCCACCTATGGCTGGGAGCGGATTGTTCACCGTCAACGAGTTTCTAACACTATTGTTTATATTCTGATTGTTACCGTTCACAGTCATATTCACAGTATTAATCGTATTAAGTACATTTGGACCTAAATTGGCCGCTGCACCACCGCCTACTCGGTAACTGATGAACATCGTGGTATTAGGTGTTAGTGTTTTACCTAAGCTCAAGTTGTTTATAAAATCTCCGATTCGATTCACTAAAGTCTTATCAACCCCAAAATCACATAATGAACCAACATCTTGTGAACCACCACCAAAAATAAGTTTGGTGAACCCTAAGTCGGTATATTCCCGTATAAATCTTTGATCCACCCTCACCCATTTGCCAGTATTTATACCTGATTGGGTACTTGGTGCCAATTGGTCTTGGATAAAGACCAAATCATCGGCCAAAGCCTCCATCTCATACCATCTGTTAGCTGGATTCAAGAATTGGTCAATGCTAGGTGTTTGAGTATAATTAAGCCCTTCTAATGTTATTGTGGAATTTATTGAAAGAACGTTATCATCTGGTAATGTGACTTCAAAGAAGGGTCTAACATCACTTGCTGTGACCGACCTTTTGAATATCTTGGTTATACCGTTTATAACCAATTCTCTTTTTGTTAAAGTATAATTCGCCAAGTTTCCAGATGAGTCTATATTTGGAATTATAAGTCTATTTGGTATTCCGTTGATGCTAAAAGGTGATGAAAAGTCTATGTCGTTGACAGTTTCAAATACTTTCCCAGCTCCAGATACTTGTGCACCTCGTCTAATAAGTGGTGCGTATGATATATCAAAGGTATCGCCGAATACGGGTACAATTACGCTGAAATCGGCTATGGTAACGCTGGGTCTTTTGCCAGGTATCTTTAATCCGAATGTCCTAGCCATGCTTAACACGCTAGCCCTTTCTTGTGCAAAATTAATCTGCGTCTCTTGGAACATCCTGTCGGTATGGAATGATAGCACATCACCGACACCAGCATTCAAGTCGATAAGCATTGAACCCACCGAGGCATCGTTGAAGTCTTGCAAAATAGATGGGTAGTATTGCCTTATATAGTTGATAAGCTCAATTCTAAGGTCGGCAAAGTTTCTGGCAAAATATGGTATTTTCTGTGACATTTTTTTATATATTAATTATAATGACATCCCTTTCCTCGAACACGTCCTCGGTTACGGTGTAATCTATCTTTATTGTTGCTTTATGTTCAAACTCCTCATCTCGTTCAACAATAACATCATTTACTATTAGGTTCGGTATGTATTTTTTAACGGTCTCATTTATATCTGTCTTTATATCAGATAGCGTCTTACTATCATTGGGTTCGAAAATATACTTCATCAAATCAGTACCGAAATCTGGTAGATAATATCGTTGACCTCTTGTGGTCAATATAAGATGCAACAAATCACTTCTAATTGCAGATGAATCAGTGTCGTTTAACTCAAATAGGAAACCCTTTATACTATCCCTAAATGGGTACCTTATATTTATATATCTACCTTGTGCCATTTATTGATAAATATAACTCAAAAATTTTTTTTGTATAGAAATGAGATTAAACAAAAAAACCCGAATTAACGGGTTTTATAGTAGTGTTCGGAGTCAAATAAAGTTTTACCGCCCCTTTATTTGGAAATACATACCAGTTTGCTTGT